CCTCTGGGGGTACATTCTCGATCACCACCTTGCCAACCATCTTTTTCTGTTGGACAACAACATTGTGGATGGAGTTAATCATTGGCTGACCCATCTGGTCAATCGCAGGATTACCCATCTGATCGAGAATAGGAAACTCCTCGGTATCTTGCTCAACGATATCCATTGTGTCGTCACTCATCAACATGGCTAACTCATCGTTAGACAGATTGAAGTAACGCTCTTTGGTAATGTTTTCTTTTGTATCGTAGTAGGCTTTAGTAATTCCTACTTTCTGAAGCAGAGCATCCTTAAACCAATCGTGTAAAATGGCTACGCCATCGTTATCCCTGTGGAAAACCCAATTGCAGTAATCAGTAGCTTGCTTGGCAGAAGCTTCATCACGAGGGCCTTGTGGCTCAAAAACAACAATCTGATCTGAACCTGTAAAGATGCGAACAAGTGAGGGGAGAGCACCATCAATGGCCTCAGCAACCTCACCTGTAACGATCTGGCTTTTCCCTTCGACCTCATTGCCGTATGGCTGTCGAAGATAGGCTTCTAAAGCCTGTTTGCGTTGTTCAACTGTCTCGGATTCGATGTAACCAATAGAATCATCAATCTCTGCTTGGATTATCGACAGTAACTCGTTCTGTGCCATGTTTGTCCTTTGGAGGGCGACCCATTCGGGGTTTGTCAGATTTTAACTCCTTAATGACATTTTCTAACATTTCAACCCTCATTTCAAGTTCTTTTACTTTTGGGGCTAGGTTTACACCTTGACGCTCTACATACATACTTTTCTCCTGTTAAACAATCCAACTCGGTGCTTTGTTGATAGGCTTGCTCCAAGTGGAGTGACCCTCATCTAAACCTAATGCAAGGTATCTGAACGAGTCAGACCCATGACTTGACCAATCGTGAAGTGGTCTTTCATAGAATATCTTGCGCTTCTCGTCATAGTCTCTGCGGTAGTTTCTTAGGCAATTGAGGCCAATCTGAACCTTTGGCACATTGAACCAACATCTAGGAAGCAGTCGCCTCACAGCCTGAATACCATCGTCTAGGCTCATTCTGGGGGCTATCTTGATCTCTAACCCAGCTTCCTCAAGCATCTCCATTCGGCTCTTACCTGTGCCTAACTCCCTAACCCTGACATCATGGGGCAAGATATGTTCAGCCTTTTCATAGTCGTTATCCCTAATCCACTTCACATAGTGGTCTAGTCCTACACCGTGATTCTCGTAGTAGTCCAGTAGCCTGACCTCAGTTCCTACCAGTTGAGCCACCCAGATACTCGTTGAGTCACCCATGCCCAAGTCCCAAGCTGTAAAGGTTCTGCTTAGTTCCTCTCTGGGAATCTCTTGCATATGCTTCTTAGCTTCTAACTCGTTTAGGATTTGACCAAAGTATGAACCCTCTACTGCTGCGTCAAAAGAACACTCGAACTCTTGGCGGTATTTATCCTCACCCATTTCGTTCTTAGCAGCCTTCAGTTCTGTGTCATCCACTACCCCTGTCTCAGAGGCTTTGAACTCTAGCAAACCCCAACCATCCTCTTTCTCAGCCCTGTCTCGCAGTTCTTTGAAGTGGTTGTGTCCCTTTGGTGTGCCAATGAATAGACACCAGCCTTTGCGGTCTGTTAAGGCAGGTCTGACAATATCTGTCCATATCTTAGGATTCTGATCTCCGACCTCGTCAATTATTACCCCGTCAAAAAACTGTCCTCGGAGTGAATCAGGATTGTCTGAGCCATACAGTTGGATGCGCCTACCCCAGAAGTCAACCCTCAGTTCTGAGATGTTGTTAGTACCGCCTAGCGGTGTAGTGTATTTAACGAGATAGTCCCAAGCTACCCTCTTAGCTTGTCCATAAGTCGGGGCTATGTAGGCGTATCTGGGTGTCTCTTTGTCGTTTAGCACCGCCTCACGGATTAGGTGATTGAGAGCAGCTACTGTTTTTCCAAATCTTCGGTGAGCCACCACCACAGCAAAGCGTTTGCCTTCTAGCAACTCGTGAACCTTTAGCTGGTGTTCCCTTGGCTTGTAGGGAATGACTATTTCGCCCATGTGACTCTATGCTCAATGGGTTGGTCAGCATCTCCTGTGATTTCAGCACGAGACAGATCAGGGACTATCTTGGCAAGAATGATCTGAGCCGCCTTAATCTGGCTTTGGCTCATCTCAGTCTCACCTTGAACATGGTTGTACAAACGCCCCATGATGACAGAGGCTTTAATTCCATCTTTCCAAGAATCGCTCAAAGTAACCTTTCGTTTTCTAGCCGCCATATACCAACTCCACATTGTGATGCTTCATCCGTTGAGTAAATATCTCAATGGCTCTATCGTCTTTCTTAATCTTTTCCCAAAACATTGGCAAAATCTTGTTATAGACAGTTTCAGTAATGATGCAATGGTAAGTTAGCCTTGGGTCTTCACTAGTGACTTGTATCTTTCTGCCTGTGTACATCCCTGTCTTGAACCATTCAGCAAAACGGCTAAATGTTGGGTGATCTGGCTTTTTCTTTTCAAGCCAATCAGATAAAGAAAACTGAGGCTCTTTGATTCTTGTCTTACGCTCTGTTAAGCGTCTATCAAATGCGGTTTGACCGCCAGCCATGATGTTTGTTAGATTAGCAAGACCATACTGAGCAATCAAATCAGTCTCATGGTCATAAGCAGCCTGTTCATCCCAAAATAGTGCTACTTTTTGCTTCTTTATTTTGTGACCACGCTTAATTATGTAATTGATTTTGTTACATTTTTTCGAGCATACCCCTTTTGCGGCTTCACGCTCGTGGTGGTCTATTCTGTTACCAGTTCCTTTGCCTACATAAAACACATTTCCGTTTATCGGATTGATGAGTTCATAGACATACCATCTGGCATTTATCTCGTTCATGTTGTTTGACTCCTCTAGGGTTGGTCAAGGTTAAGTAATTGACTAGGCTTGACTCAGATAGTACAATAGCTACACCACATAACTTAAAGGATTACCATGAGAGTCAAACAATGCTTATTTTGCCACAAAGATTTCAATGCCGCAAAGAAAATAACTAAATACTGTTGCCGTGTTTGTCAGGCTACTCATTTATTTAGTATTTATGGAAAAGAAAGTTCATTAAAGCGTAGAACTGGAAAGACGCTTAAATGTGAGCATTGTCAGTCAGATTACTATGTTCCTAAACACAGGCTTGAAACTGCAAAGTATTGTTCTCGCTCTTGTCTTGGTTACGCACATCCTGAAAGAGCAGAAAAAGCTAGAAATAATAGTCCTTTGATGCGTAGAGCTGGTTTATCAGAACCCCGCAAATATAAAACTGTTTATATCAATGGCAAACAAATGCGTGAACATCGCTATCTAATGGAACAACACTTAGGTAGAAAACTAGATAGAAACGAACAAGTCCATCATATCAATGGAGACTGGCGTGACAATAGAATTGAGAATCTACAAGTACTTACCAATTCAGAGCATCAAAAGCTAGAACTTAGCTTTTATATTTGCCCATCTTCTTAGCCGCAGAACTAATTGCAATGGCGAGGGCTTGTTTAGGGTTTTTAACGACCTTACCACCTTTACCAGAGTGTAGCTTGCCCTCTTTGAACTCGCCCATTACTTTGGACATTTTCTTTTCGCCAGCTTTTGTCATTTTCATAATGTCACCTGTTGTTTTCTTACCACTTCACCTTGTTTGCCCAGAAAGCTGCACTCATCTTGCCCTTGGCGATATTGTCAGCATGGCGAGCCTTAAATGCTTCGTTCCTTGCTGAACCATCAGGAGAACCTTTTACACCCTGTTGACCAAAACGAATCAGCTTTACATCCTCACCAGACTTCGCCAAAACAGCGTGAGACTTGGTTGGATGGTTAGGAGTTCTCTTAGGCTTGTTATAGCCAGAAAACTGCTCTGATCCTCTTTTAATCACTTCTTAGGCTTCTTTGCTTTGTTCTTTGCAGTTCTCTCACCCCTGACAGGCATGGGTTTAGTCTTCTTCTGCATAAGTTTCTGCATCATCTCCAGCGCTTGCTGATTTGTCGTTCCCATGTTTTTCCTCGGTTATTGGCCCACCTGCTATCCATGCCTCACAAGTTCTCTTGGAAGCACACTTAAAATCAAACACTTCGCAGTAACCTAAGTCACCAGCATCAATGACTTCCCAAGCATCCATTTCCTCGCCATTCATCTCTAAACCTGTCTCAATACAGGAGAGCATCTTAGGGGTTTGGATAAAGGCTGAACAGTTACCGCATCGGGATTTCTTAGCCTGTTCTGGTGAGTTTCTCCAAGTCTTAGAGACTTCACGCCAGTAATCCATGTTTGCTTCGTTGGGATTCATTGGGCCGTAGTTGGCCTTATCAATGGCTTTTTGACGATTCTCAAGATTGATCTCTACATCGCCTGTAGCAACAGGACAAGCATCGCCACTCTTTTCTTGGCTTTGTATCTCAATTTCAATCTTTACTGATGGTTCTAGCAAGCCTGTCATGGCAATCCTCATGGAGTTTGTACCATTATCTCACGAAAAAAAAGAGGGTACAAGACCCCCTTAAAACTCATGGCAACTGAGTGCCTTATCCTAACAACTTTCTCAGGGTTTCGTTAAGTACTGACATTTCGTCATGCTTATAAACTGACCAAATTCGTGCTTGACCATGAATTCCATTATGCGAGCCTTGGTGACAATCCTTGCAAAGCGGAATACAAAGGTATTGCTGATGTTGCTCAATATGGTGTGCGTCTGATGGCCCAGACTGACCACATACCCCACAAGGCATCTCTTTGATTCTTGCAAGGTGTAGCCTTTCTCTAGCACTTAGCTTGTTATTCAATCTCAACCACCAGATTACTGTTTGACCGAATGTGGTCTTTTGTTTTCTGAATGTATCTCTCAAACTCACTTCTTGAGATACTTCCTT